TTAATGTCTTGACGCTCTTCATCATATCAATGATAGGAGTCATGAACGCCATCTTAATTTTAAAGAATATGGCTTTAATCTTATCAACAACTGCTGTGAATACTTCTGAGATGTCATCACCCCATTTTACCCATGCTGCGGTTAGAAGGCCAATCGCCGTAACGACTAAAGTAATTGGCCCTCCTAAGAACTTAATAGCAACGCCTAACGCCATGATTGCAATACCCAATTTTGTTATCAAAGGGTTCTGCTTCACGAATTCCATTAACTTTGGAATGAACTTAGTCAAGCCAACTGTAAGGTCAGTTACGAATTCTAACAAACCGGAGTCACCGATAGCAATTTGCATATCTTCAAACGCAGATTTAAGCTTGGCTAAACCACCAGAAAGACCTTGAAGTTGAGTGTTGGCCATTTTCTTAGCCGTACCGCCAGCACCTTCTAACGTTGTCCGCAATTCTTTAATAGCGCCTACACCTGATTTTGTAGCGGCCATTAGCTTTGGTCCAGACTCCATGCCGAATATCTTGATGTAATCTGCGGCTGTAGCTGACTTGTTCTCCATGTCCTGCAAAATATCAATGAAATTAACCATTGAGCCGTCTGTATTTTGGGTTTTTACGCCTAGGTCGGATAACGCCTGAGCTGTCTTCTTAGATGGGTCAATTAACCTAGATATAGCGGCTTTTAGGCCAGTACCTGCCATCGTACCTTTGACACCAGCATCTGCCATCTTACCAATTAACGCTGACATTCCTTCCATTGATAAACCGGCCACGTCTGCCATCGGTGCTACCATCTTAAAGGCTTCACCCATTTCCATAACGTTCATGTTGGCACTTGACGTACCCTTAGCCATTACATCAACTAGCCTTCCCGTCTCACTAGCACTTAGTCCTAAACCTGACAAGATGTTAGAAGCAATATCGGCACTTTCAGCAAGTCCAGTTCCGGATGCTGCTGCTAAATCTAAAACTCCCGGCATTGCCGACATAGTTTGTTGAGCGTCATAACCAGCCATAGATAAGAACGTCATAGCATCTGCCGCTTGTGAAGCAGAAAACGCTGTACTTCTTCCTAATTCTCTAGCTTGGTCTTTAAGGCCTTCGAGGGATTTTCCAGTATGGCCACCAATAGCAGACACCTTGTTCATTGACTTTTCAAAGTCAGCTGAAGTTTTAATAGCAGAAATAGCAAGACCACCAAACGCGACACTACCTAGCGTAGCCATCTTGCTACCTAAGTCTTTCATCTTCTTCATTGTCTTACTAGAAGACTTACCAATGCCGTCAATTGCTTTGGATGCCTCTTTAGAACCTTTTACAGCGCCTCTGGGGTCAACCTTAATACCGAGAATTGCTAATAGATCAACTGCCATTCTTTATCTCCTTTAATTCAAAGTACGCTACCCATAAGGTAAGCTCTGCCGAACTAAGCTCCATAATTTCACTTACAGATTTGTGCAGGTGTTCTGCCAGTTGACAGAAAAACTTTAAGTCGTTATCCGACTTTAGAGCTTTTTTGCTTCTTCTACGTCCGGTTCTTCGCTAGTGATTTCACCAACGATTCTGCTAATAACGGTATTGTCATACTCACGCATGACTTCCTGTAACTCTTTTGGTTGCCAAATAGGCTCACCGGTTTCGTCTAATGCTCTAACGATAAGAGACATTGTCATAGCTTCGATATGCTTATCTTTCGCATACAGACTCATTATGGCTGACTGTCTTTTACCGTTAATGGTGTTGTTGTGATAAACCTTACCACCCCATTCAGGAACGTCAATTGAGAGCAACTCTCCCGATAATTTCTCGCGGTAATGTTGCTTTCCGTTTTCCTTAATACCCATTAAGCATTAGTCCAAGTTACTGCGCCATCAACCTCAAATGAGAATGATGTTTCAACAACGCCGTCAGCAGTAGTAGTTACACCAACATCGTTAATGATTGCACTCATCGTAGCATAAGAATTTGCGTCAGGGTAAAGCTTAAGAGATACTGTTGCTCCTACTGTCAGAGCGCCTTGTCCTGCTGTGTCTGATTCATCCCACGAAGCGTTCATTGAGCCACTTGCAGAAGTTAATCCTACAATCTTAGCTTTAGCCGTATCACCTAATTTTGTAACGTCGATGATGTCTGCTGTCTCTGTTAAACTCCAGTCTTTAATTTCTGCGATTGTTGCTGAACCGATTTTTGCAAGTCCTGCGCTACCTTTAGTTACTGCCATGGTCTTTCTCCTTTGATTTGATTTCTTTATTCACGGACTGCTCTTCAGTCCAACCTTTCTTCTTCATCGCCTCAATTTTAGTAGGATGAGGGATTACACCTTCCAAACCACCGTTAGGCGGATATAAAATAACTTCTTTCATTCGTCTCTCCAAAAAGGCACTTCGACATTCATCTGATGCCATTTGCCGGTTTCACCTATTGTGTAAATACTAGCCGTGTCACAAACAACATCGTTAAACGATTGACTATCGAAAATTGAGGCTATTGTATCACTATATACCCTAGCAGTGTTTGTACCCGTGTTAACCGGTACAAATATTTGCACAACAATAACACCTGTGTGTCGTTTACCGCCATCTAAAGACCGGTAAATGGTTGCTCCGTTGAGTATTGTAAACTTTACCCATTCGTCGTTACTAGGTATATCAAAACTTGTGTTTGACCACGCTATATCTGTCGTATTCCAATTGTCCTTGAAACGACTCTCAATAACTGAACGTTCACTTGCAAAACTCATGACAATGACCCCTTAAGTTCGGCCATGGTAACTGACACCATTCCATTAGGATTTCTAGCCTGTTTACTCCACCCATGTTCAAGCCTATTAATATAAGGCAAAGAGTTCGCGATAAACATTACTTTTTTGCCGTCACCTTGTTTAAATGAAGGGGTTTTAATTTGAGTTGCCGACTCATCAATCGTAGTGTCTGCCTTGTCAACGGATGTATTCCAGTTTCCTCTTGCGCGACCAGTCTGAACTGGGGTTTTCTTAGTAACCTTATCGTAAGCGTTTAATGCTATTTTCCTACAAACTAACTCAAGTTCTAGTCCTGTCTCTTTAGCGAACTTCTTTAAGTCCAGTTCAAAATTAGTCATCCAATCTCTCCGATAATTAATTCATAACTTGCGCCGGCTGGGTCACTTCCAATCTTTCTAATCTTGTAGATTTTTGAGTTTCTTTCAATAACATCGTTTGTATCTGGCACTATAGGTAAGTCGGCTGAAGCGAATAACATTATTAAGTCTCCAGTACCGCCGGTTTCTACAACATTCGGCGCCGTAGTAATCACTTGACTCCGACCGGTGGAGATAATAGCTTTTATCGTGTAATCTGTTTCTATGTGAGCAATAGCACCTGAAGACGGGTTGTACGTGCCTGTAGAGATGCGCCTATAAGTTACTATCTCTGCTATATCGCCAGTAGCACTGATTGCCGAACTTACTGCCTTTAAAATGGCATCTCTTAAGCTCATTAGCTTCTCACTATCGCCACTGAACCAAACTTAGCACGGGCATGAATCGCTCCCCAACCTCTTAACATCTCCTGAACGATTGAAGGCAATACACCTGCTGTGTCGGTCTTGTCAAAAACCAACTCAATTGCTCCTACAGACATACTTGTTAATCCTTTACCTTGAGCATCCCCTGTAGGGTCACTCGCTAGTAAATCTTTAGCGAATTCTGCTGTAGCGTTCTTAATAGCATTTGGCGTACTGCTAGAGTCAACCATCTGGCCATCATCAGTTACATCAATTCTTCCCCATGCTAGTGCTTGAGTAGATGTGGCGCGACTTCCAGCCCAATCTATCTTCTCATCCAAAATGCGGGTAGCCATTTGTAGCGCTATCTCTTTATTAGCTGTACTAGCGGTTGTCCAAGTTGTGGAGTATAAATGTGTTGCGTGGTAGGCATCAGCGTCTGATACTGAAACGTAGCTATTTGCTGTTGCTCCGTTTGGAGTTGCGTCTAATGCCATATTATGTCCTTAAATTAGTACCCCCTAGCACTACGCAAGGGGGATTTTGTTGTCAATCAGTATTAGTTCTTAATACCGTTTAACATTGCTAGACCTTTCTCAGAGAAATTAGCTAGGCCGTTGTAGAACTTAACACGAGTGATAGTCTCGTCTTTAGTTTCTGAAGCGCCTAACTCTTCAATAGAAATACCTGCTGAACCTGAAGCAGTCAAACCAGCGATACCATGAGACATTGAACCATCGTCTACAGTACCGAAAAGGATTGAAGTACAAGCTGTTGAAGAACCGCGAGTCTGATTAACTGGTAAGTAATCGTTACGGAAAA